GTCAGGGTCGTGCTTACCATGATCTTCAGTTGAACTCCATAACCACCTTGCTGTGCCATTTCTTACCTCCTGTGTAACTAATGAACTTATCTTAACTTGCACACCCGCCAATTGTGCTATTGGCGTCCCGTCCGCTACCTGTCTGGTATGCGGTAACCGTTGAATACAGCGTGCCGTTGATATTGAAAGACTCGGTATTGTCGTCAAAACAGTTGAGGTCGCTGGTGAATGTTCCGATGGGCTGGAAGTAGTAGAGCTGCGTCCAGCCATTGCCAAAGACGTTGTTGGTGAAGTTGGCTACGATGGCTGCTCCCTGAAGCACACAGATGCGGCAAGTGCCCGTGAAGGAGCTGCCCCGGAAGTTGCACCCGCTGACATTGAACGTCCCAAGATTGAGGGCGTCGGTGAACAGGACGGTTGAGCTGCACGCAGCGTTCAGGTCTACGTTGGATATGTTGTAAGTAGAATTGGCGTTGGTGACATTGACCAGATTGGTGATGCTGCCGGTGATGGTTGCTCCCGTTAAAGTCCAGGTGAGCGCATACAGGTTGTTGATGGTGTAGGTACAGTTCTGAGCCACCAGATTTGTAATGACAAACCCATTTGCATCCAAGCCTGAAAAAGCAGTGGTCAGGTTGATACAGGTGGGGTTTGCGAAGGTGACCGTCCCCCACTTGTTAGGGTTGTTGGCGTGAACGTAGAAACCGCTGATATAGGCGTCGATGGCTGGCATTTCGCAGCGGCAATTGAGACAATAGCCGTTTGCTCCACCTGGAGCTGCCTGGTAAAAGACGATGAGAGTTCCTGCGGTGGTGCCGTTGTATGCGCCATAGGCGGTGCAATCGATGAGAGAAACACCAGCCTGACAATAGATATTGTGGGCGTTGCCATCCGACGCGTAGCAATCATTAGCGGTTGAGTTTTGTCCGACTACCAGGCTGGCAATCTTGGATAGATTGCGTCTGGTATGAATGCCTGAATAGCTGCAACCTGTACAATCGTAGCCATACAAGCCAGCGACTCTGTGGCTGTACTCGTAGACTTTCCCGTTTGTAATCGGGCTGCTGCTATCGCCTGCGTGAAAGTACAGTGTTATTGTCCCTGTCTCTGCCGAAGGGTAGCAACTCCCTGGCGTGCTGTCACACGCTACCAGGCTTGCCGCGCGGGTGAGAAAATCGTCATCTTCCCACAGGTTGAGCCAGTTTGTTGTACTCCACACCGGCGTTACCGTGATCTGATAGACATTGGTATAGCCTGCCGTCTTGGTAATTGAGGATGCGGCAATAATGTTCGATGCGTCCAAAATAGGTCTATTACCTGCTCCATAAGCCGCCACTGTGCAATTGTTTCCCGGTATTGTCAGCTGCTCTCGCCAGTGAGAACCACGCGCCAACCCCACGCTCTCCCCCGCCGCCATCACCGTCATCAGCTTGGCAATGGTAGCAAATGCCTGTGCATACGTCGTCCCCGAATTGCTATCGCTCCCGTTCACCGAGTCCACATACCAGTCATACTCGTTCGGGATCGACGGGTTAGTTGCTTCCTTGTACAGCAGCATAAAATCAACCCGTATCGTGCTCTGCCCGGTCACTGTCTCGTACCCGTCCCATTCGTTAGCCAGGAATGACGCCTCCACCTCCACCAGCTCATCCCCTTCCGTCGTCACCGACCCCCGGAACCCGTCCAGTGCCTGGCGCACTTCCATCGCCAGCCCCTTCGCCGCGGTGTAGGTACTCGCCTGGCAGGTGACCTGTATCCGCGCCCGTGCCAGCCCGGTCGGGCCATCGTGCGCCGCAATCCGCGGCCCACTGATCCGCTGGTAGGCAATCGCTGGCAGCGCAATATCCTGCGGGATGGTAAGCGGGTAGACCCGCGTGCTCACCAGTGCGCTCACCCCCGCATCTGCAATCAAGTGGCTGTAAATCGCTTCCTCAATCGTCGCCATTACAGCCTCTGCTCCCGCACTTCCAGCCAGCCTTCTTCTGCCGTCTCCACCGCCCCAGTGCCTTCCCAGCGGTACCACCAGCGCCCGCTGGCGTTCAGCGATACATCCTTGTAATAACCGCCGGTCGCGCTCTTCGTCACCTGGCTTAACGCGTAGGTGTATGTGCTCGTTGCCCCGGCTGGGGTCTTCACCTTCAGCGTCACCGTCGTTGGGTCTGTTGCTGTGCCTGCGCTGTTCACGAACGCCACGCTCAGCCGCACCAGATCGCCCTTGTCATAAGTCGTTGCCATTATTCCTCCACCACCGTCGCACCGCCCACAATTGCATCGCTCCCCGTCCCGCTCCCGATCCGGGTCTCGCTCACTGTCGCACTCCCCGCAATCGCATCGCTCACCGTAGCCCTGCCTCTTGGGTCAGTTCCAATCATGCTCGCCACCAGCGCACCCGCTGAGCTCAACACGCCTGCCACGAACACTGCCACCCGCTTTATAACCGTTCCTGCAGGAGCCAGCGCACCCGCCAGGCTCTTGTTCGTCTGCCGCACCAGCTCGCCGGATAAGGTAAGCACGCCGCCCACCGCTTGCAGGATCACGCCTGAAACAAGCTCAGCCACCAGCCCGCCTGCTGAGGTCAGCGCACCTGCCACCGCCTTGCTGATCGCCCTTACCAGCCCACCATCCGGGGTAATGCTTCCCGCCAATCCCTTCGCCGTGCTGCGCACTAGCGATCCCGCCGAGGTCAGCTCACCCGCCAGGCTGATCAACGCCGTTTTGATACCTGCTACAACACCAGATGACGTAAGCGCCCCGGATAGTATCTTGCTGGTCAAGCGGGATAGCGTACCATCAGGCGTGATTGCACCGCTCAGTACCTTACCCGCCTGGTTTATCAGCGCCCCCGCCGAGGTCAACGCCCCGGAGACGACCTTCCCCGCCCGGTTGACCACCGTTCCAGCCGGGGTAATCGAACCAGAGACAGACTGGTTATAGGTCGTGCCCCCCTCCGTGTACTCCACCACCAGCTTCGGGCGGTAGCCGGTTGTGGCGTGGTCGGATGTGCACATTACCAAAGTCGTGGTTGATGTTGTGTCCGAGAATAGATTTATTGCACTACCGAACAATGTTTCTACTGTTGCAGCGGTCAGGGTATGATTATATTCCTGCCCTGCGCCATCGGTTGATAACGATGTATATGTCCCCAGCGATGTATTAATATAATCGGTTCCGGCTACACCACACCCATTGTTGCCACCCGCCCATTCTAGTGTATCCTCAATCGCATGGTTCCACGTCGCCCCAGCTTCTGTCCAACCGGAATTTGCGGATGCGATTAGAAATTCGTTTACAACAATATCGTTAGCATGTGCAGCAGAGAGATAATGGAAATAATTCGCAGAAGTACACGTTGCATCAGCAGAAATACTGGATAGATCAAATCTCACCAGTGTATGTCGTGTGTCACGTATCAGCATCGACGTAGACGTACCGTAGTTGGTACTTACCGCTCCAGACGATACGTATGTATCACAAGCCGTCGTTACATCCCCACCGTAGCCATCCGTGAAGGTCGGGTCAAATACAAGGTCGCCCGCTGTCATCCCTGCCAGCAGGTCACATCTCACACCGACAAGCAAGTAATGGTTAGTGCCGTCGAAATAGATGCGCTTGCGTAATGGGGTACTGCCGTTCTCGTCTAACTCTGCCCCTGGCACATACACTTGATCCACTGGCATAAACGCCAGCAATCGGTCAAGCGCATCCTTGAGATAGATGTTCTCCCCATCATCGGCTATGTCGTCATCCGGGTCAAACTCCACCATCCCCCGGTATGCCTTCGGGATGTCTGACCAGTCCAGTCGAAACACAAAGCCAAAGTATGCGTCATTCAGTTGGATACCAGGGAAGTAGTAACTTGGCGGGCGGTTGGCTGTGATCCACTCACGCGCCGCTTGGTTGATGACAATCTCCTCTTTGAGCTGCCGCCCTTCCGCTTTCCAAACCGCATCAACCTGTCCCTGTGGAAGCGCGGGCCATAGGTCAGACCACCTTGCCGTAGTCATGGCATTGACCGTCTGCTCTGCGCCTTCAGGCCCGACGGTCAGCGTCTCGGTTGTGCGGGTAAGCCTTGCCCGGTCATAGGTCGGCGCACCGCCGATGTCTCCCCACTCGCGGGTACTCCACTTCATGTACCCCGCTCGAACTAAGCGGAACTTGAACCAGTGCGCTCCCTGTCTACCACCGAAGCCGAGCCAACCATCCTCGCCAGGATGACCAACTTTGTCAATGCCAAGCGCATAATGCCATGTGTTTGCCGTGACCCGCCAGCCATCGAACGCGGCATTATTTACCCGCACCGGAGTCATGTTCGTTGTGCCGTCTAATACGTCACTGTCTGCCCCAGCAGTCGGGTAATGCAGCGCGGTCTTGGCGCGCACCTCGAAACGAAACTTGCCAGTATCGTTATCATAATGCGTCTTGCTTGACCGCGTTCGGTAGCCGGTTAGCTCAGTCCAGGCCATTAGCCTCCAGCGGTCAGGGTCAGGCTGTACGTAAACTGGATCGAATCCCCGCTCACCACATTGATCGCGCTGAACTCGCTCCTGTCCATCAACGTTGTGCCAGTCGCCTGGCTGAACAGCCCATGCTCGGTGATCGCTTTCGTTGTGGTGTAGGAGATCGTCCCAACCGACACATACACGTTATGGCTGCTCTCGGTCTGTGTGCCAGTCGCCCGGCTCTCGTCGTCGGTGGTCTCAATATCGGTGTCCGTGATCGCTGGGTCAGTCGTGCCAACACCAGAGTCGTGGTACTTAAAGTCACCGAACTGGCTGGTCTCGGTTTGTAACTGGTCGGTCACAAAGTCCACGAAAGCCGTAGTGACCACCCGGTAGCTCACCACGCCGTAGCGGATGACCTCGCCGGTCGCCCTGAATAGGACGATCTCCAGCTTGCCGTACCCGGTCATAATCCCGAATAGCCTGGCGATGGGGACCACTACGAACACGCCTAGCCAGGACTTGATAAACTGCCAGCGCAGGTAATTGCGTACCTTCCACGCCAGCCCCGGACCCTTCGCCCGGATCACTTTTGTTGCCAACTTGCCACCCATCGATAATTTGCCTTCCATCTCTGCCTCCTGTGTTAAAAACTTGGTTTTCTCTGCGCTCTCTGTGTCTCTGTGGTGAGACTAAAGCACTTCCCTGCACATCAATTGCAATTCCCGCCGGTTCTCTTCCGGCTGGATCACTGCCAATACGTCATACGTGTGGCTGCCATACGTCACCTGGTACTCGGGCACCACACCGCTGCGGTATCGTATCCTTATTCTTGTCGTCACCTCCGCCGCCATCTGCCTGCCTTCCAGCCACTCACGCCCCTGCAATGGCTCCACCGCAGCCCACACCGTTGCCACCGTCGTCCACGTGATCACCTCGCCCCCATACGTGTCCCTGGTGACCGTCTTACTCTTGATCGTTACCCTGTGCCGTAATCTCCCTGCTTCCATCAGAACTTCACCATCTTCGCCCGGTACTCCCACACCAGCCCGCTCACGCCCATCGGCAGCAGCTCCGGCTTCGTCCGGCCCGTGTAGATCGCTTCCCGGTTCTCGTAATAATGCCCCACCAGCAGCAGGACCGCCTGGCGCAGCCTCTGGTCCACGTCGCTCGGGTCATCCCCAAAGCCAGCCACAAAACGCACCTTCACCCCGTTCACCTCGATCAGCGCATCCCCCGGCCAGCTGTAATCGCTTTTCAGCACGACTCTCGGAGGGTAGCTGATAATGTCCGTCCTGTAATACGTGCTGGTGACGGTAGCTTCCACCCCGGTGCTGTCCGGCGTGTAATACACTCCCGTTACGCTCTGCACCGGCGGCATCGGAAGCTGGATCTCGCTGCCAGGAAAAGCGTCCAGGTATAAGTCCCAGGTCTGCGTGATCAATGCGTGCATGCTCAGCGTCTCGATGTCCAGCCTGGCTGCTGTGATCAGATCCCGGATCACGTTGTCGTCCGCCCCTGAGCTTGTCGAAGGGTCATCCACTCGCAGGTGCAGCTTCGCCTCTTCCAGCGTCACCGGCTCAACCGTTGGCCCAGTGTATAGCTTAAGCGCCATCTTTGCCTCGCTTCTTGCGGGTCTCTGCTGGCTTTACTGTCGCTTTCTCCGCCATATCCTCAGCTCGCACAACCACGGGCACTACAAACCCCGCTTGCAGCCAGTCTGTCCCCTCCGGCAGGTCAAATACATCGCCCATACCGTGGGAAACCATCTCACCATTCGGGCCTCTGCCCGCAAACGACCTTACGCATCTCACCAGCATAGCTCACTCCCGTTTTATTAACTCTGCGTACTCTGCGATCTCTGCGGTACCCCTCGGATACTTCGGCCACAGCACCGTACCATCCACATCCTTGTGCCCGCAGATCACCGTCATATCCGCCGCCTGGGTGTACCCGGCATGATACACATCTTCCGTGAACCATGTGTCGCAGTAAGCCCCATTTTTTGGATATTCCATCCTGAA